ATACTACTTCTATTTTTTGATCTAGAACATCACTGGTTTCATTAATAAAATCATAATCAGCATTCAGTTCTGATACTTTATATGGTAGTGTATTTCTTAATAAATTTGAATTATTGAAATCAAATGATTGGTCTAAATTAGAATCAGAAATTAATTTCGATTTATACTTATTACCTATAAAATAAGGGAATTGATTTATTGTAGCATGATATACATAAACGCCATTTGGATACTCTTCATTTTTTTCGTATCTGCCATTATATTCATCTAAATCTCCATCTCCATTAAATTGATAATCCTCGACAAAAAATCCAGCATCAAATCCAGATGGTCTATCTTCAACATTCGATGTGTTTAAAATATATCCAGATTGTAATAATCTCGTTCCAGAAGGTACATTAGGATCTGAATATCCATATGGTCCATAAATTGGATTTCCGTCATAAGACCATCCAATTATTTTGGAGTCATTGGTATTTCCTACACCCACAGGAGTTTCTCCAAAAGAGTCTCTTAAACCCTCAAAATACTTTGATACTGAATATTGGAGTTTATCTTTACCTTCTAGTAAAACTTCTCCTGTAGGAAATCTTACAATATTATCATTAAGAGTTAATTTTCTAACCTGAGGATCAATAAAGAAATTATTTCCTGATGAAACAACTTGAATCTTTGTATTTGATGCCGAATATCCAATACCAGTATTCAGAACCTTAACTTCTGATATTTGACCATTATTAATTATTGCTCGTAATTCTGCACCGGTTCCAGAACCAGAAACAATCAATTCTGGAACAGAATAATATTCACTCCCAACAAAACTTGTAAAAACACTAATTATTCTTCCATCAACAATAGATGGTGTTAATTGAGCAGATTTTCCATTCTTTATAGAGACTATTGGTTTTTTCTCTAAATTTAAAATTGTAGATCCATATCCAGTTCCAGATTCATAAACATAAGCATCAATAATGCTTCCTTTTACTACTGGAGTTAATACTAAGTCTTGATACTCTTGAGTAGTAGTTCCAAATCCTACAGAATTATATTTAATTGAAACTGAAATATTGGGATATTTAAAATATTGATATCCAGTTCCTATACTGTCAATTGTCTCATAATCCTTTCTTTCATAATTTGAAATAATTGTCCCACCAACACCAGCATTACACAATCTAAATGAATCGTCATCAATTTTCAAGACATAATATTGATTTGTAGTTGAAATTCCAGATATTGACCCACTTTCATAGTCGTATTCAATAATTTCACCATCATTAAATCCATGATTTTTAAAAGTAACAGTATTATTTGATGTAGATATTCCTGTAGGTTTTACAATTAATTTTCTATTTGTATATCCTTCACCTTTGTTAATTACTTTTATATAAGAAACTTGTTTTGAAGACGAAAGTGTTGAGAATTTATGTGATCCAATAGAACCTGTATAGATTCCTACAACATTTGTATCTGATTGTTGATCACTTAAATTATTATATAATTTTATTGCTTTATTGTTAGTAACACCAACAAAATAGGTCGAATTAGTAGGAAGATTAATATTATTTCCTGCCGTTCCAATTTCTATTGGATCATTACCTAAAGGATTATAAATTACTTCTTGACCATTAACAAAGTTATGATCTGTTAAAAATACAATTTGATTCGTTGTTTCACTGACTCCCCCACCACTAGAAAATTCATCTGCATCAAATAAAACTTCTCTGGGTTTTTTGATTATTACGGGTTCAATTACTGCACCACTACCATTTCCTCCTGAAATATTAATAGAGGTTATTTCTCCAATATTATAATCTTGCGAATCTACATATACTTTTTCAAAACCTCCACTAATGACTGGTTGAATTTTTGCAGTAATACCAGCATCAGTAGAAACTTCAACTAATGGTGGATTAATTACATCAAAATTTTCACCACCAGAAAGAATATTTACTTTCTCAATTGGGCCATAATAAATTGCATCTTTAGATTTGTAATTATTAATTTCGACACCATTAATTAGCATTCCAGTAGTTCCCGGAATCGTTAAAGTTCCAGAACCATTTTCAATATTTTTTTCTAATGGAAACTTTCTTAAAAGTTTTTGTATTCCTAGATCAGTTTTTATTTGAGAGTTTAAAGTAAAAGTATGAGTTCCTATGCCAGAATTTGGTACTTGAAATGTTACATTACTGTCCGAATTTAATAAAGAGGGTGTAGTATATAATTTAAATTTATTTGTAGATGTTACTTTTACATAATAATTGCCAGTTTGCAATCCAACCAAAGGTTCATCTTGTGGAAGATAATATATTTTATCTCCTGTTAAAAATGGAATAGAAGGATTGAATTCAATTGTATTATAAACATCTTCAAAAAAATCTACAAGATTATTTGTGCTAGCAATACTTACTTTTTTAATACTAGTTTCAATATCAAGACGATAATTTATAATTTTTTCATCATCTTCGTCTAAAATTACTTCTGATGGTAGTGAATTTGATGCAACATATGCATAATCATCTTTATCAGCATATACATTAAGAATGTCTGATAATACAGAACTACTCCCAAAATCTGAACCTGAAGATTTTGTTTTATTTAATTTTCTTCTTATATCATATTCTTTACTTGGATCTAAAGTTGGTCTGTTTCCTAATGTTAAAGAATTTTGGGATTCATTAGTAGTTTGGATATAAGTCGTATCATTAGAAAATACTATATTTTCACTTCCTCTTTCTAATATTTCAACCTCATCTCCAATTTTTAAACTGGATCTATCAATAGTAGATCCTAACTTAGTAGTATTATTATCTACAATTTCATATCTTGCACTTGTATTGTAGATAAAAGAATTTGCAAAAATTTCTTTCCAGTTTGAATTTCTATTCTTAATCTTGTCTCCAAGATTTTTGACTGTAATTATATCATTTTCATCTACTTTAAAGTCTTCATTTTCTTCTACTAAATCTTGTATTACTCCAAGTAATATTAATTCGACTTTTTTTGAAGTATCTCCATCTTCATAAGAGAAATAGGTATCATTAGATCTAATATTTGATGCTATAGATATTGTATCGCTGATACCAGTGCATCCAAAAAATTGATTAATACTTTTTCCAGTATAAGAAATAGTATTATTTCCAGAAATTAATGTTCCTGATTGTGGAAAACTTAAAGTAGAATCTACAGTTAAGATGGATGATCCTACAGATACACTTTCAATTAACTTTGTATTTGGTGTGATTTCAAAATTTCCTACAACTGATGAAGAATTCTCAGTATTTCCAATATAAAATTCAATTTTATGGAATGTTTTACCTTTTCTTGAAAATGGTTCTATTGCCGATATTGAAGCAGTTGTGTTCTCATCAGTGGTCTTTATAAGAGTTTGTCCGACAATCTTTGAGGGTTCTCCTGATATTACCTCTGCTATTGCAACTTCTCTTCTTACATAATTTGCAGAAGATGGTTTGATTAAATAATCTTCCAAATTTATAATTGAAGGTGTTTCCCCAAAAATAACTTTAAAAAGAATTTTTATTGCTTCATCTGTTCCTTTAGAAGCATAAAAATCTTTTGCTCTTCTGATGAAATTTCCAACATCAATTTCATCTACAAATTTAATATCTTCTAATCCTGGAGTAAAAGTATACTTCAGTTTTTTATAAAAATCCTTTAAAAATAAAGAACTTAAATTTTGTACAGATGAACTATCAGAATGTTCTGCTGCTGTTGATGTAGAAAAAACAAGTTCTTCTTTATTTAAATCTTGATGGTAATCAGTTACTCCACTAAATCCACGAACACAACCAGTAAAACTATTCGTAGTAATTCCAGTATATGTGATGATTTCATCATCAATTTTAAGGAGTCCATACTGATTAGGGAATCCTTTTGTGCTAGAGACATTAATTGTAGTGTCAGTAGATGTTATACTAGTACTAGTTGTCGTACTATCAACAATAACTTCGGGTTTTAAATTATCTAATTTTAAATACTGATCCAGATTATCACTAATATCAATAGGACCACCTTGATATTCTTGTGAAATATAATATTGTTTTAAAAATTCTACAGCATTTGGACTTTCATCCAAGATAAACTCTGGAAGTTGATGATCAATTAGATCTTGTACTTTGATTCTAGATTCAAAACCAGTTTGTATCATATTACTTTCTTACTAAATTTCCGTTTGAATAACTTGATGTATAGAAGTCGTTAACAAATCTGGTGCCAGATATTTCATCCCCAGAAGCAATCACATCCCTGACAATATTTATTGTACTTTTAGGAATGTTTAATGAGACATACAAGTCTCTTAGTCCAACAACATCATTAGATTCTGGGAATGCTTGTATTTCAATTAATCCGTTACTTAATGAAGTTGAAGTGATATTAACAGTTCCTAAAATTATTTCTCCTTTTAAGTAATCAACAGTTCCTGCAGATTTCACAACTACTCTTGTTTCATCAGATATTTGCTTTACAATCGATAAAGTACCTGTTTTCAAATCTGCATTAGGAACATCTGTAAAATATACGGTATCGGTTTCTCCTGAAATTTTAAATCCTGTGGATTTGATATTAAGACCTTCAGATTTTACATTAAACCTATTTCCATAACATAGTTCATATTGAGCAAATTTATTGAGTACAGGCTTTAAATCTCTGCGAATAATAATTTTTGTAATATTTGATGTAATTGCAGTATCAGTATTATCAATAACTTGTTGTAATTTACTATATCTAAGTCTTCCACCAAATTTATTTAAATCTAAAGATTCTGAATATTTTTGAAGAGAGTTTGTAACAGAAGTTTTTAATGTATCTGAATTCGATACTTGTGAATAATTATAGTAAACAGAACTATTGAGTTCAACATAAAGAATTTTAAGGTCAGTTATCTTCTGATTTATTCCAGATACTGTAAATTGTTTTAGTTTTGACAAAATCTGAGTCTTATTGAAATCCGAAACAAAACTTCCGTTTTTTGGCTTAATACTAATTTGAACTGTACCAAACTGAGGAGGATCCATTTCCTCTCCACCAACTACAGATACTGATTCGGTATCTGGATATATTCTTTTTATAATTGCTTCGTAGTCTCTTGATGTAACCGCTCTATACTGAGAAGAATATAGTCTTGGTGCATAATACTTGATTGAATCTATTGGTTCAATATCACCACCATTGATTGATGATTGATTAGTTGTAATCGTAACAGTTCCTGGATCAATAATTCCACCAGTCGCATTCTCTAATGTTCCAGAGAATGAAAAATTAGAAGCACCATTGCCATCTCTTCCATCCGTAATGATATAGTTGGCAGTAATTATAGTTCCATCAGAACCAACTTCATCACCCAGTTTCTTGCCAATCAGTCCGTCACCAAATCTCAATTCATATTTTTCATCTTGAACTTCATTAATAAAGAAGATTCTAGAGTTTTTATCTACATCAAAAATATTTTCTGAAAGAAAATATTCAATACCAACTCCAGATTGTTCTGTTTTCTTAATGTATACCTTAAGTGTCGATGTATCAATAAAAGAATTATTTAAAACAAATCTTTGGTCTAATGAACCATCATATTGAAATTGCTTGGTTAAGAATATTCCCTGATAAACATCAAGATTATTAAAAGATGCTATACCGTCCACAACGTTTGCTGTAACGTCTTCTGGGACGGCAAAGGTGTATGTAGTGTCATTAGTACTCCCTACGCACACTATACCTGCCTTCAGGGTGAGTGTAGGAGTACCTGTGCTAGTTGTTACATTAAAGGATATTTGTGCCGTTGATGCGACTCTGGAACGGGGGACATATCCAATGTTACCTGCCAGAGAAACTACATTCTCACGAAGAGTTGCAGAATCCAAAAAGGATTCATTCACAACCATATTCGAATGAATGCAGTAATGTAAGTATTATATGCTAACGTATCAATTAAAACTGAAAAGTTTGATCCTTCAAAATCAAAGTCCGTAAATGTAGAGTTGGCACGGAGATAATCTTTGATAGAAGTTTTTATTTGATCAAAATCTAAATTTGTATATTTTGTAAAAGGCATTTTATCTTGTTGCCTCTAGGAGGAATGAATATTCTTGTGTCGGAAACTCTTGACCAATAATATCAAATATGACTGTTACATTAAATGTGTTTTCGTCTGCTATTGGATCTACCTGAACGATCAAATTTTCGACTCTATCTTCAAAATTATTAATGGCAATTTCAATTTGATCCTGAATCA